CGCCGCTCTTCACCACGCCGCTCGGCGCCCAGACTCGCGCCATCTTCCGCCAGCGCGCTTCCGAGCTGACGGATCCATCGGCGCCATCGGTGGGCCATACGCTCAGGTCAGGCATCGGTCATCAGGTCCTTTCAAGTTGGCGGATCCGGCGATTGGCCTGCGCGAGCTGGCGCCACTGGTCCAGGCTGACGCCGGCGGCGCCGATGATCGGCCGGACGGTCGCGTACCGGTTCGGCTCGAGACTGATCGTGGCTTCCGCGATCACGTCCGTGATCGTGACACCGCCAACGCGGACCGTCGCGCGATCCCCGACGTTCCAGTCGCGCAGGAACTGCTGCGCGGCCGTGTCCAGGACGTCCAGCTCCACCGCGGGCGGCCGCGCGCCGTCCGCCAGCGTCTCGGCGCCGGACTGGTCCAGCTCGGCCGTCGCGGACGTGTCGCGCCGATCCTGGAAGGTCTCCGAGCGGCCCCAGGACGGGATCGTCGCGGCGTCCGAGTATTCGCGGATCAGCCGCGCCGTCCCTTCGCCGGCGCCGGCGACGTAGACGTAGTTGGTCTCGGGCGCCTCGCTGGTCGCGCGCCAGCCGGCCAGCGTTCCCAGATCGGCGCTGAATACCGCCTCGGAGGCCGGCTGGTAGACCTGAAACACGAGGTCGCGGACGCGGATCCCGACGCCGGCGGCGCGCGCCGCCAGCCGCACGAACTCGAGCAAGTTCTGGTAGCGGCCGCTCAGCGTGACGGTCGGCCCGAATGCGGCCGGCGCCGGCACGGTCAGTCCCGGCACCTGCCGCGCCGTGGTCGCGGCCGGGCCGGCGTTGCGATCGACGTAGCCGGCGAGCACGGTGGACGCCGCGCCGGTGCGCGTGTCATACGCGGTGGTCGCGTAGGGCGGCGCGGCGCTGGCCGGCTGCGGATGGACGATCCGGCGCCGCAGCCACACCAGGTCATCGACGCCGTACAGCGTCAGCTGTTCGCCGGCGTCGCCGCTCGAGCGTTCAAACCGCGTCACCGGCCCGGACCGGAACACCAGCCCGGTCCGCTCGTCAATCGCGACGATCCGCGGCCGCGCACTCTGCAGCAGCACCTGCGCGGCGTCCGTGTCGGCCGGCAGCTGCAGCTCGTAGGTGGACACCTCGTTGAACCGCTCCACGATCGTGGCTTGCTGGTAGGTGTCGATCTCCGCTAGCCGGGTCTGCCAGTCGCAGGCGACCAGCCGCAGGTCCAGACCTACGCTGCCAGCCATGCGTTCCGCCATGCGAACGTTCCGACGCTATCGACGGACGTGAAGGCCATTGCCAGCTCGATCCGGTTCGGGCCGGGTTCGAGTGGCCACAGGCTCGAGTCGGCCGTCAGCAGCGGGTAGGCGTTGGCGCCGTCGATCGTGACCTGCTTGCGACCAGGCCGCGTATCGACGGTCAGCACGGCGTCGGCGGCAAGCGTGGTCTGCACGGTCCACTCGAGCCCGGTGGTCAGGTTCCGCGCCGTGACCTGCTGGCCGGGTCCGGTCACGGTCACGATCGGCCAGGACTGCACGTCGCCGGCGACGGTGATCGTCAGCGCCGCGAAAGCGTCGGAGGCGCCCAGCACCAGCGGCAGGAACGGGAACCACTCGGTCACAGCGGCGCCCTGCGTGAACGTCGCCGCCTGCTCCAGCGAGTCCAGCCAGTACGGATAGGCGGCGCGGAACAGCAGCACCGCCTCCCCCATCTGCGCGCCCTCGGTCAGCGCGTCCAGGCCGGCGTCATACGCGCAGCGCAGATACCGGCCGGGACTCGGCCCGGCCACCACCGTGAGCGTCCCTTCGCCCTTTGCGGGGTCCAGGACGCGTCCCCAGCGGCGCAGCTCGTCCCGGTCGATGATCGTGCCGGGCGCGACCACAGGCACCGCCACGGCCCGCTCCGCGTGGAATGCGCCCAGGAACCGGGCGCCATGCTGCGCCGGCAGCGGCATCGTCGTCACGGCCACAGGCGTCATCATCCGCGCCAACGCGCCCAGCCGCATCCGGAACGTGACCTCCTCCCCGAGCGGGTTGCGGTACGCGACGGTCTCGCAGCCGTCCGCCTCGTAGGGCCGCGTCATCTCAGCGGCCCGTCCGTAGCAGCTCGAGGCGCCGGAAGCCCCACGCGATGTCCTGCGCGTCCGCGCGCTGCGTGGTCAGATTCAGGGTGTAGGACGCGCCGGCGTCCTCATCCCGCAGGATCTGCCGCAACAGGCGTTCCGGTGTGACGATCTCGCGCCCCGCCTCGCCGCCGACAAACAGCGTCGCGCGATCCAGGACGCCGCCGGCGGCCAGGTGCGGCAGGTCCGGGAACGGGAACGTCTGCCCACCGAACGTATGGCGGGGAACGTCGATCGGCCCGAACTTCTGGCCGCCGACCGTGAAGCTCGGAACGGTGAAGGCAAGGTTGTTCCAGGCGCTGATCACGCCGTTGATCGGCGCCGTGATCGCGTCCGCGACCGACCCTGCAGCGCGCTTCACGTCGCCCACCACGGCGCGGATCTTCCCGGCGATCTTGTCGATGACTTCGCCGACCTTGTCCACGGCGCTGCGGACGGCGCCGGTGATCACGGACCAGGCCGCCGACGTGCCGGCCTGAATGGCGCTCCACGCGGCGCGCAGGACCGCTTTCACCAGCTCCATGCCGGCCTGCACGATCGCGCGCAGGACCGCGATCTGCGCCTTTACCAGGCCGACCGCGGCCGTCCACGCCGCCGACCAGTCGCCGCGCAGCAGCGCCGTCACCAGCAGGATCACCTGGCGCAGCACCGCGAACTGGGCGCGGATGATCGCCACCACGCTCATCACGATCGGCCCCAGCGTCCCCCAGTTGGAGCGGATCGTGGACACCACCTGCACGACCAGCGCCGCCAGCGCCTCGAGCAGCGGCCGCACGATGTCCCACGCGGCGCTGATCACGGCGCTGATCTGCGGCCAGTTCTCGCGTATGAACGCGATCAGGTCCACGATCACCGGCAGCAGCCGCTGGCCGATCTGCGCCTCCACGTTCGTCAGCTCGGCGGTCAGGATCCGCTGCTGATTTGCCAGCGACCCGGACGTGTTCTTGAAGTCGCCGGCGTACTTGTCGGTCTGCTGCATGATCAGCGCCACTCGCGCGGTCGCCTTGTCCTGATCGGTCAGCGCGCCGGTGGTGTCGGCCAGGCCCATCGCCAACGCTTTTGCGTTCACCTTCGCGGCGCTCAGGCTGACGCCGTACTTCTCGAGCGGATCGCCTTCGCCGCGCAGCCCGGACTGGATCGCCTCGAGCGCCGATGGCACGTCGGTGTTCAGGACGCTGGCCATATCAGCGGCGCGCTGCGCCAACTCCACCGATGCCGACGCTGCTTCCTGGGCTGAGAATCCGAAGTTCTGCAGGCCGGCGCCGAGCGGCACGATCAGCTTGTTTGCTTCCGCCATCGACAGGCCGGCGTTCTTCGCGGCGCCCTCCGCAAAGTCGTTCACGATCTGCGCGGAGTCGCCGAACACCACGTTCACGGCGTTCATTGATTCGGCCAGGTCTGAGGCCGCCTCAATCGATCGTTTGAACTCCACCGCGACCAGCGCCGCGCCGGCGATCGCGCCGGCCTTGCCCAGCGTCTTTAGGGTTCCCCCGAGTTTCGAGGTCGCGGACTGCGCCTCCCGCGCGCCCTTCTGCAGGCCGCGCGTGTTCGCGACGAAGTCAACGCGAACGACGGCGTCGGCGCCGGCCATCAGCGCCGCCGGCGCTGCGCGTGGCGCTCAGCCGCGGCCCGCTGTTTCGAGTCGCGCACGGCGTAGTCCACCATCGCCGCGCGCAGCTCCGGGCGGGTCTGTTCGTACTCGCGCGGCGACATCTGGAAGTAGCGGCACACGTCCAGCATCTGATCGATCAGCCGCCTACGGTAGGGTCCACGGTCACCTGCACGCGCCGCAGCTGCACGGCGCCGCACGCTTCCCAGGCCGGGTCATACCCCTGCCGGCGCAGCGCCAGCCAGACCAGCGCGCGCTGCTTTTGGGGCAGGTTGTCCAGGTCATCGTCATCGCCCAGCAGGACGTTCAGGCTGACGCCGGCGGCGGCCCGCAGCCGATCCATCTCGTCTGCGGTCAGCGCCAGGTCGCCGGCGTCCAACTCCACCACGGGCGGCAGCTCGAGCCCGCCGGCGGCCAGGTGCGTTACTTCGGCCACGGGTATCCCCCGATCGATGCTTGCGTGGTGGCGGCCAGCTGCTTTTTCACCAGCCGCTTTTGGCGTTTGGCGGTCGGCACTAGGTAGCGGCCGGTGCGCGGCGCCGCGCCGCGGCGGCGGACGCCGAACTCGAGCCAGCGCGCGTACGGGACGCCGGACCCCTCGAGCAGCCGCACGGTCGGATCGCGCGCCTCCACGCGCTGCGTCCGGCTCGAGGCGCGGAACCTGCCCGTCTTGACGGGTACGCGGGCGGCTAGGACGCTGCGCGTGGTGTTCGCGGTCAGCTGCAGGGCGCCGGCCAGGTCGCGCTCGGTCCGGCGCTCCCACACCGGCCAGTCCCGCTCGAGCTGTTCGAGGCCGTGCGTTTCGATCGCGATTACCGCCGCGGACGGACGCGCCATCAGACGGGAACGATCGTCTTCACGGGCGGGCCGACCAGCGACCACTCGATGTCGATCGTGGACGCCTCACCGGCGTCGCCGTTGATCGGCGAGTAGTCCTGCGGGATCACCTCACCGCTCCACGCCGGGTTGGTGGCGCTGATCGGCTGCGAGCCGTACGGCACGATCTGGAACGGGACCGGGACGCCGCCCTCGACGGCGGCACTCAGAATGTCCTCCGTCGCGCCGGCATCGAAGGACTGCACGAACGTGGCCGTCAGCGACCACTTGACGATTCCGGGATAGTCGGTCTCGCCGCAGAACGTGGTTACGGTCGTCAGCTGCGTGTCCGGGTTCAGCTCCAGGTGTTCGCAGACGCACTTCAACGATTCGCCGTCGATGAACACATCACAGTCGCGCAGGATCAGCGGCATGGGA